CTATCCTTATGCAATCAAGGGAACATATTGACACTATTGTAAAGTTCCTCCCAAAAGTTGACAAGCAGATTGAGAAAGCAGAGAAGCAAGTATTGCTAAACGTATTAAGCATAAAATTGCAAAATGCTAAACTCAAAGAGGATGCAAAAATAGTCAAGACTATTACCATTAGAGATACTATCATCATCAAGGAAAAGACTAATTTTTGGGGTAGAAAGAAAACCTCTACCGATTCCATTTCATCAATAGATTCAACAGAAAATCAATGAAACAATTTTTTTGCGAAGAAAACGGCAGACTATCAATGAAAAGACTTTGCGGTTTTACTTGCGTAGTCATCATTTGCGTAACAATGTACCATAACTCATTCTACGAAACAGAACCATCAGAGGCATTGGTTTATTCTGTTTCTGCTCTTGCGTTTGGTTGCCTCGGTTTGACATCTGCTGAAAAAATATTCAAGAAAGATGAAACCAAAGATTAATGCACCAACATTGCTCCTTATTGCAATGGGATTGCTTTTGTTATTTCTTTGGGTAACATCTTGCAATCCAGTTAAGCAGGTTTTGCGTGACCAAGATAAACTTGAAGAAGTCGCAAAGGTTGTGGTTAAGGGTGGATGGTGTGCTTCAGACACTACCTTTATTGTTAAGTCTGATACCTTGGTTGAGGTTGATACATTGGTGAGGATTGATACACTTACTGACACTTATGTACTTAATGATACAACCTACATCACCAAGTGGAAAACAAGAGAAATAACCAAGTCTATCACTATTCACGATACCATCAAGTCATACATAGTAGATAATGCTCGTGTGAGGTTATTGCAAGCTGATAGCACTCGTTTAATTAACTTGGCAAATGATTACAAGTCAAAAGCAGATAGTCGCTTAAATTGGTTAATATCACTTTTGGTTCTTATTGCACTTTTTATATATTTAAAACTTAGAAAATGAAATTGTCGGAACACCTCGATTTGTCGGAAGTAACCAGGTCGGAATCAGCAAAGCGGAAAGGGATTTCAAACATGCCAACGGCCGAACACATCGCAAATTTCAAGATATTGGCGGAAATGATATTTGAACCGATCCGGAATCATTTCCGATGTCCGATCATTATATCATCCGCATATAGATCAAAAGAATTGAATTCATCGATTCCGGGGGCATCCGCGACATCGCAGCATTGTACGGGCGAAGCGATAGACCTGGACATGGACGGAACGCCACATGGCGTTACCAATCGCATGGTTTTTGATTACATCAAGGATAACCTTGTTTTTGATCAATTGATCTACGAATTCGGCGATGCACAAAATCCGGATTGGGTTCATGTATCGTATGAAACAACCGGTAATCAGCGCAAACAAATATTGCGCGCATCAAGGGTAAACGGTAAAACGATTTATTCCAAATACTAAAAATGTGAAATAACGTTGCCGGCGTTACGTTTGGCGCGTTTCATTTTGTCATATTCCGATCGGCATTTTTTACATTTGTTTTCCCGGAGATCATTCATCATGATATTAACCGGGAACAAATCGCGTGATTTGTTTTGTTTGCAATATTTACAATATTTCAATTGTATAGGATTTGATTCCATAATTTGACATTATTTTGATTAATTCAATTTCGGCGGTTCCGATTTGGTGTTCATAGTAAAACAACGCCTGGTTTATATTAGAAACAAACACGTTTTGTTTGGAACCGGCAACGTATTGATGGCAAAAAAACAAAGTATTTCCGGACATTGTGCGACATTTTAACGCATATTTTTTCATACGATTTTAGTTTTGTCCGGGTTTGATCCCTTATCATTGAAACGGCTAAAATCATATTTTGGGAAAAACCGGTCGAATGAATGTTCATGTTGCCAAAAGCCGGGGAATAATTCAAAGAACCATTTGCCGCCATGAATCCGCCAACGGACATTTTTCCGGATTTCGTTTTTATCGATGTATTCCTGGATTGAATGCGTTATTTTCATTTGATGATTTTTTTTAACATGTAAAATATTTCATTGGCAATGTAGAAACAAATGGCCGTTGGAATCGCGATGACAAAAAAGAAAATAACCTGCACAATTAGTTTAATATTATTTTTCATCGACTTGGATTTTAATTTGTTTACCATTCAAAAGATCATCAATAACGAATTCCATCAAATTGCGTTGATCCGGCGTGAGCAATGAAATGCGTTCCATGATGGCGCGATAGGTTAGCGGATCGGAATTAATTTCCGCTTGGATGCCATCCCGGATTTCATCGGTGAAATGGGGGTATGTGGCGATGTCGCGCAATATCCATTTGCATTTTTTGGAATAGTTATCGAACAAAACACATGAACGGGAACCGGGGTATTGCCGGACAATATCATCCATGTATTCGGTGGCAATGCGCAAATGATGAATCGAGGTTATGAAATTAGATACCATTTTCAAGCGTTTGATTGTCCGGTAAAATTATGGATTTTATGTAACCGGCGGCGCGGAAACCTTCAACGCAATCTTTGAGAATTGCAACGGCGTTTTCGGAATAGATCATCGCATCGATTAATTCGCCAATCAATTTATGGCGTTCAATCGTGTTCATTTCGGGCCATTTAAGGCATGACATTTCGGGCATGTTGAGGGGTTTAATTTTATGATAGTATAAATGGAACGGCACAAACGGCACCGAATCCATATTGCGACAAGTTTAGCCATAATATTCCAGGATTGTTTTGGCTAATTTTTTAGCGTCCTGGATGGACAATTCAACGGATGCAATAGAATTGAATTCATTGTCCGCGAAAACAATTGCGCCGGATATGGAATCGGCAACCAGGCAAACCTTTTTGATTTGATCATCGGATGTCGAATCCGGTTCGATTGATAGAATTAACCTATTCATTTTTTATCGTTTAAAAAGTTTTCAATGATAAAATAATCATTGGGCGTTGCGGTTATTTCCGGCAATGTGAAACATTCAAAGCGTTGTGATTCGGAACCGAACCAAAATACGCAATAACCCTGGCTGAAAATTTCACCCACCCCCGGCGCGAATGTTTCATGTGGAACATCCGCCGGAAATAAGATTGGGCCGTTTTTATTGATAATGTATTTCATCATGTTCGAAGATTTCAATTTGATATTCAAAAAATGTTTTTCCTGGTTCCTGGGGGATGGGATTCGATTCGGAAATAAAATTTCCATATCGTTCCGATTGCCAAATTTCGTAAGGCGTTACCGGCAAAACTGATCCTGGAGTTGACCGACTATCCATAAAAGGGTTAAAATAAACATCCATGTTAAAATTGTTTTTGGTTTCATGTTGTGAAGGTTTAAAGAGGGGCCGGTTTCCCGGCCCTGGATTGATTAATCAATTAAATTGGCGATTGCAACAACATTGCCGTTTTTTATTATACGCAAATAACAATGTTCTGTTTCACATAAATTTGAATAGGTATAGGTTGCATCAACTTCTACCTTTAATCCGAAACGCCTACAAAGTGAGTAGAACCTTTCCCATTCGTTTTTACTAAAATTAAAATTTTTCATTTGTTTTTGTTTTTGATTGTGAATTCAAAGATAAACTAAAAAACCATATTACAAAACATTTTTAAAAATATTTTTTATTTTATTTTTTATATCAAATATTCCCTATATTTGCATCAAATCAAAAAATACACACATGGAAAAAATGAAACCAGGCCGAAAGAAAATCCCGGCCGATCAACACGCGAAATTGGTATCGGCTTATTTAAAGGATGCCGATAAGAAAGCAATCGTTAAAAAATATGGATCATTAACAAAGGCCGTAAAGGCGTTGATCATCCCATCATTGGAATCATAAAAAAAACCCACAACATGAATCAAATCGTAAAAAGCGCGGCCGATGCGCTAACAATCGGCGAAACGTTTTTTAAGTCGGGAATGTTTTCCGACATCAAATCGGCACAACAAGCCGTTGTGAAAATCATGGCAGGCGCGGAAATGGGAATTTCACCATTCGCAGCAATGTCCGGAATCCATATCATTCAAGGAAAACCAACCATTGGGGCCGGATTAATGGCCGCCAGGGTTAAGGGATTCGGAAAATATGATTACCGGGTTTTGGAACATACCGATAAAGTTTGTTCGATTGAATTCGGAACAAAGGTTCCAGGATCGGATATCAAATCCCTGGGAATTTCAACATTCACCATCGAGGATGCAAAGAAAGCCGGAACCAAAAACATTGATCGATTCCCGAAAAACATGCTATTCGCCCGCGCCATGTCAAACGGCGTTAAATGGTACACGCCCGACATTTACGAAAACCCGGTTTATGTTCCGGAAGAAATGGAACAAGTAACCGAGGATACAACGGCCCAGGTTGTTGAAACGCCATCGGTTAAACGCGTATTGACACCGGAGCAATTCGAAAAACTTTGCGCCGGGATCGAGGCCGGGCAAATGGCAACCGGCTCCGAATTGACATTGTATGAATGGGCGGTTGAAAACGTTGAATTGACCGATGGCCAACGCCTTCAACTTGATGTTGCACATTCACCAAAAGAAAACTTTGTACTATGAATCAATTAACACCTATTCAATCCGGATGGATTAAGTTAGCGGATATTAAAACCGCGTTGTTCGATGAATTACAACGGGCCGAATTGGCCGTTCAAGATTACATGAATGGCATTGAGGGCAACCCCCTTGATGTTGTTCAACACAATATCAAATCGGCAAAGCAAGTTATGTCGGATGCGAAATCAAAGCGCCTGGAATTTACGCGCATGATTGATGAAAAGTTGATCACGCCGGCAACGGCATTTGAAAAACGCATGGCGGAACAGATCGAGCAAGCCACCGCCATTGAATTGGAAATGCGCAAACAAGCCGCGGAAAACGCCGGTAAACAACAAGCCATCGCCAATGAAACGGCGGCGTTGAAAGCGCACATTGTCAACGAATGGTTCCGGATCGCGGCGCAATATCGCCATGAACTTGAACGCATTACATTGGAATCCTATTCCAATTGCCTAAAAGAAAAACATCCAACGCATTCCATACCGGCAATGGTTCAAGATATGAAAAGGATTTTGAACGCCTGGAATTTACCGGAATTTCAAAAGTTCGAAAGGAAATTAGTTTCGGATGGATTGGCAAAGGAAATCTATGATTCAATTGAAAAATACAATCCGGCGGATGATCTACAAACGGCAATTAAAAACATTTCCGTAATTTGGTCAACCTATGCCAACGATTTGGCGAATGTTGATGTTGCCATCGAATCCATTGAAAAACATAAACAAATAGCCGAAATGGCGTTTGAAATGGATTTGGAATTTGAAACCGCAACAAACGCATTGATTGCCGAGGCCGAAACCATGATCGTTGAAACGCCGAAAGTAAAAAAAGAAATCAAGATCAAAGTTGATGAATCGGAACAATGGGCAAAAACAATCGTTTCGAATTTCATTCGGTTGTGGCCATACGTTAACCAATATGTGCGCGTAAAGTCATGGACAAAATTAACCATTGGACAAATGGCGGATGCGTTGGCAAAGCACATCAACGAAACGGGAAACATCATTCCAGGCATTGAAACGATTGAATTATGCAAGTAACAAAACTGAAAGTTCACCCCGGTTTGAATTTTGATCAATACCGCGCATTGCCCGGCCTTTCGTATTCCGGAATCAAAAACGGCGATTTCGTTCCAACAAAAAAAATGATGTTGGGAACCGCCGTTCACAATTACATCCTGGAACCCGAAAAATACAACGGGGCAAATCGGGAATTGGTTGTTCCCATTGCCCGGGTTTTATTGTTTCAAATCGGCGAATTGGTAAAGCACATGCAATCCGAAGTATCGGTAACATGCAACATGGAACACGCCGGGTTGTCGATGCAATACAAAGGGCGGATTGATTTGATCCGCCCAGGTAGGTTGATTGTTGATCTGAAGGTTTCGGAAATGCCATTGGGCAAGTCGATTGATCATTTCGGATATGGCAATCAATTAACCGGGTATTGTTTGGCAACCAATACGCCCACCGGGATCATCATTCGGGTATGTCCTAAAACCCTAAACACCGAAAAGGCGTTGATAAGACAATCACCCGAATTTTGGGAACGGCAAATTTTGAAATACGGAATTCCGGAAAATATTGCGATATGATCACATCAAACGTTTTCAATATCGATTGCATGGAAGGTATGAAACAATATCCGGATAAATATTTTGAATTGGCGATTGTTGATCCGCCGTATGGACTTGGTCAAAGCGTTGTTAATAGTGGCGGAAGGTTTAAAAGATATCACAATAAAAACGGGAATTGGGACATTGAAATTCCTACAATAGAATATTTTAATGAATTATTTAGAATTTCTAAAAATCAAATAATTTGGGGCGGTAATTATTTTTTATTGCCTGCAAATAAATGTTTTATTGTTTGGGATAAAATTCAGCCGGAGGGTATATCGTTTGCAATGGCAGAGTATGCATGGACTTCGTTTGATAAAGTTGCAAAAATTTGTAAAATAAGAACACAAAATCAAGAACAAAGATTCCATCCAACACAAAAACCCGTTAAACTTTACAAATGGATTTTAACCAACTACGCAAATCCAGGGGATAAAATTTTGGATACCCATTTGGGGAGTGGATCATCCAGGATCGCAGCGTATGACATGGGATTTGATTTTGTGGGTTTTGAATTGGACAAAGAGTATTTTGATGCATCATGTAAACGATTTGATTTATTCAAACAACAATTGAAATTGTTTTAAATTTTAAAGGCATCGGCTCCCTATACCCGACAATTTTATGAATCAATTATTCAATGGTTCGATTTGCGTTTCGGACATCCCAAAAGGAAATTTAACGCAGGCAAAAAATGGCAAACTGTATTTGAACATCGACATTTGGATCAATGAAAACGTTGACCAATACGGAAACATCGGTTCCGTTTCGGTGCGACAAAGCAAGGAACAACGCGAAGCAAAGGAAAAGAAAACCTACATCGGTAATTTTAAGAAATCCGAATTGAGGCAACCGGATGCGCCGGCGCAAGTTGAGATTGATTCGCTACCATTCTGATATTTGTTTTTAATTGTGAACGGGCCGGCGTTTCTACGTTGGCCCATATTTTTAACCTATAATAAATAATATGGCACAAACAATCGCAACAATTTCTCTATGTTTATTCATTGTATTGATCCAACATATTTTTAATTGGTTATTTCGAAAGTCTATTGATATGTTGGAACATGATGAAACCATCGCATCAAGTGGATTATTTATTGCAGGAACTGCTTTAACATTCATTATTACATGTGTACTTTTTAAACTTTTAATCGCAATAAACAATTAAACTATGGCACAACAAACGGCAGTTGAATGGTTGCAAAGCGAATGGCAAAAACATGATATGGATATATCAATTCGTGATTTATGGAAACAAGCAAAAGCAATGGAGAAAGAGCAGATAAAAAATGCATATTGGAACGGCACAACCGACATGGAAAAAGCAGATGCTTTATTTATGGCTGAACAATTTTACAACGAATACTATGGCAAAAAAAACTGATCACCCCCGTTACATGTCCGCGCACCTGGAATGGTTTAAGATTCAATATCCATCGGCATACAAAGACGGGTATTATTTAGAACCAAAGGTTCCGCCGTTTAATACGGCAAACGGCCTCACATCATACATCTGTAATTTCCTATCATGGAAAGGCCACCGAGCCACCAGGATTAACGTAATGGGGCGGTTGATAGATGGCGTTGAGAAACAACCATCCGGGGCAAAAATAGGCGTTAAAAAGTGGCTACCATCAACAACGCGGAAAGGCAGTGCCGATATTTCCTGTACAATTTTTGGAAAAGCGGTTCAAATTGAAATTAAAGTAGGCCGGGACAAACCGCGACCGGATCAATTAGCGGAACAAATCCGGGAACGCAAAGCCGGTGGCATTTATGAATTCATCGGAACACCGGAACAATTTTTTGAGTTATATGATAAAATCGTAAGTTTGTAGAAATATCGTTGTGCAGAACGATTAACAAAAACATTTTCGACCTTTATGGGGGATGGCCTGCACGCCTGAACCCGTAAAGGTTTTTTTATCTTTATGATTGCAATTTTATTTTCTTTCGAGCAAGGCGGATTCCACATTGAAACAATGACGGAATACATCAAATCAAATTGGCATGTAACAAGATTAAAACAAGATCACCAATATAGATTGGTAGGTATTGCGGCGGATTGGCATGAAGCCGATGTGCTATGTGACGAATTAAGCAAACGTGAACCATTCAAATCAAATATCCCATGCTAAAACACATTTACAACGATTACCTGGATTTAGGATTGCGCGCGATTCCGTTCCAATGGGATATTGAAAACAATGTTCCGAAATATCAAAAGGAAGGTTGGAGCAATCCGGAAACAAAGTTTGAATTGTTGCCAACGGATAACGCGTTGCAAATCGTAACCGGTAACGGATGGGCGGCCCTTGATTTTGATTTGAAAAACACATCGGACAAAACCATTTTCGATAAATGGATGCAAATGGTGAACGCCGATGCGCCGGATTTATTGGGAAAACTATTCATTGAACGAACGCGGAGCAATGGATATCATGTCTTTTTAAGATATGATAAATTGCCAAAAAAAATGAACCTGGCGCAATCCAATGAAGGACGCGAAGTAATCGCATTGTATTGCAACGGCCCGTTGATATACACATATCCAACGCCTAACTATGTTGAAGTTCATCAATCGATGAATGATGTTGAATTTTTGACGGATAATGAATATAATTATTTGATTGGTGTATCGCAATATTTCAATGAATATCAACCGGATTTTGATCCGAATCAAAAAGCCGTTAATTATCCCAAAGGATTCGAAACGGAATTGGCCAAATATGATAATGAAATATCGGATGAATCATTCGAAATCCTTTTGGAAACAATCGATTTGATTCCCATCAAAAATTTCCGATATAGTAAAAAAGATAGGTTCATCGCATACCGGCGCAAAGGATCGGAATCGAATGGAATATCCGCAAAGGTTTACCCAAGATCAAAACGGGTTTTGATATTTTCCGCGTCCATGTTAAATTTTCCAAATTGGCATACCAAAGATGATTTTGAAATATGGTCATTGCCGCCATCATTTATTTTGTACTATCATTTAAAGCGCGATTGGAACGCCGTTTTGAATTATATCGGAATAAAACAAAATGTTGAAATAAAATTTCCGTTTGAAATATTCCCGGAACACATCCGCGAATCATTGTTCGAGGTTGCCAACGAACGTTCCATGTCGCCGGAATTTTTGGCAACCGCCGGGTTGTGGACAATATCATCCCTTGCCGGCTCATCGTACACATCCGACATCGGCGGAGCAAAAAACATTTTGTTTTGTTTCCTTGTTGCGCCCATGTCCGTTGGTAAATCACCGGCCTATGAAACGATGTGCCAAAACCCGATGAAACCGATCCTGGATGAAATGGACGCAAACCATGAGGAAGCGGTAAAACAATGGGAGGCGCGCAAAGCAAAGGCCATGAAATCAAAAGAACATTTTTTTGAACCCAAACCAAAGCGCATCATTCCATTTTTAAAGGATGGAACAACCGAGGGATATATCGCCCTTTGTATGGATCAACCATCCGGGATTGGAATATACATTGATGAAGCCGAGGATATCATGAACGCCGCGGCTTATAAGAATGACAACAATTCAATTTCGTTTATGACGCAGGCTTTCAACGGGGGCCGTTACGTTCAATCCAGGGCCAACCGGGAAAATGAACGTGTTGTAAAAAACATGAACATCAATCTTTTGATGGGAACGCAAACGGAACGCCTACACAAAATTTTTTCAAAGGATAAAATCTATTCCGGATTCGCATCCCGTTTTTTGATGTGCGAATCGGATTATAAATTACTAAACATCGAATCCGATCCATTTAGTAAACGCCGGGAAATCCATTCCGATTGGACAAACATTTTGGGAAAATTGTTCGACCAGGCGCGGCGGTTCAACACCGGGGAAATTCAACCTATAAAAATCGCCATTACGGATGAAGCGGTTGAACTTTACCGACATAATCATAAACTTCAATTAACCGAAGCCAACGAACGGATTACCAATCGTTTAGATGGTTTTATTTTGGGTACGCATGCCAAGATGTCGAATTATGTTGCCAGGCTTACCCAGGTTGTGGCAATACTACAAAACCCGACAAACCCGGTGATCACAAAAGATATCGTAATCGTTGCAAACCGGTTGTATAAATACTACACCGAAACAACAATCCGATTGATCAGCAAATTATTTGAAAACGCGGAAACCGGTTTATCAACGGAATTAAACAACCTTTACCTGGCGTTGCCGGATGAATTCACAAAAAAGGATGCCGTTGAAACATGCAAGCGGATCAACTTGCCACCGCGTAGATTCGAAACATCAATCCGGAGTAAGGAATTCGCATCATTGTTCAATCGTTTGGGACATGGTAAATATAGTAAAAAGTAATTTGTTTAATATGAAAATACACGTTCAAATACACCGAAATACACGCGTTTGTGTATTTGAAACCCGCGCCCACAAAGGATATACACCATATACACTGTATTTCTATAAGATATATAATTTATATCTATCTATATAAATAAAGAGATAGAGAAAGAGAGAGAGAAAGTTGGTGTGTGTTTTTGGTGTTTTTCGTGTATATCCGCGCCAGGTCTATGTTTCAGCCGATGTATATTGATTTTTGGGTGGTGTATTTGGTGTATTTGGATTTGGATTAAAAAAAGAATTAATTTTATCAAGTGAACGCAAAACAAATAATCGAGGAATTATACCGATCGGATGATCTACGGGAATGCTTATCACGCATTCAACCGCCGGATATTCGCGATGATGTAAAACAACATGTGTTCACCGAATTATTGTTGAAACCGGAATCCGACATCCTTGATTTGTATCAAAGGGGTAAATTCGTTGCATACGTGGCTAAAATGCTCGTTAATATGGTTAGGTGGGAACGAAGTTCATTCCGGAAATTACAAGGCCGGGAAACGGCCTTAGAATCGTTTTCCGATATTGCCGATGAACAACCGATTGAAATCATTGTTGTACCTTTACAAAAACTTTATTGGTATGATGCGAAAATGTTGGAACTTTATGCGGAGCATGGATCGTACCGAAAGGTTGAGGCAATTACCGGCATCGAATATTCGGGAATATGTAAAACGATAAAGAAAGCCAGGATCGAAATAAAAAAACACATGGATATATGAGTGAAATAATTACACATGTTGAAAATATAGAACAAACGAAACCAGGATCAACTTTTGTTATTCAAGATCCGTTTTATATTCAATTCCAATGGCAAAACATCAAATCAAAAATCACATTGGAAAATGGCGAAGATTTGATAAAAATATCAATGTTGTTGTCCGAACTTTTATCGGCAAACGGCATCAAAAATAAATTGGATATTTCATCCGAAATTTTATAAAACTTTACATTATGGACGTATTATCACAAACTTTCCTTTATGATCGCATTTTAGCCGGCGTGGATGTTCATCCATCACAACCGGAATTGATAGAGTTCGAACGCCTTTCGAAACTGATTGATCCGAATTCAGAATTTTCATTCCGCGGATGTCAACCATGCGTCAACGAAATGATCAGATTCGTATTTGAAAACAAAACAAAATTAGATGGCAAACCCAAAAAGCAAACCGGAACCAAAGCCGATCAAGTCAACGAGGGGGAATAAAAAATACATTGATTCACCCGAAATCATGTGGCAATTGTTTGAAGAATATCAAGCAAAAGTAAAATCAAATCCTTTCATGGTTCGTGATTGGGTTGGCGGAATGGCAATGCAAGTGGAACGCCCAAAGGAAAAACCCCTAACCTATGAAGGGTTTTCAAACTATGTTTTTTCAAAGGGAATCTTAAAAGATACCGATGATTATTTTGGGAATACGGGCGGCGCGTATGAAGAATTTTCGGCTATCTGTGCGCGCATAAAGAAAATAATCCGCGAAGATCAGATCGCCGGGGGCATGGCCGGGATGTACAATCCATCAATCACGCAGCGTTTGAACAACCTGGTTGAAAAGACGCAAACCGATTTGAAGATAGAACAACCGCTTTTTCCCGAAAACTAATTGAATGCCATTCATCCGAACAACCGCGATCAACAAGATTCTGAAGATGAAGCGATTCGTTCGAGGGATACAGGGCGGAACATCGGCAGGCAAGACATACGCGATCATCCCCATATTGGTTGACATCGCAGCGAAAAACCCATTCAGCGAAATATCAATCGTTGCGGAATCCATCCCACATTTGAAACGTGGCGCAATGAAGGATTTCAAAAAGATCATGTTTGAAACGGGCCGATGGTTCGATGATCGGTGGAACGCAACGGATTTCAAATACAACTTTGCCAACGGATCACAAATCGAGTTTTTCAGCGCGGACAATGACGCAAAGTTGAGAGGGGCGCGGCGCGATTGGTTGTATATGAATGAGTGCAACAACATGACATTTCATTCATACACCGAATTGGCATCCCGGACAAAGCAAGGTGTTTTTTTGGATTGGAACCCGACCAATCCGTTTTGGTTTCATGATGAATTAATCAACGATCCGGATGTTGATTTCATCATAATCAACTATCAAGACAATGAAGCATGCCCGGAATCGGCGTTAAACTTTATTCTGAAAGCAAAGGAAAAGGCCGATAATGGTTCCGCGTTTTGGGCCAATTGGTTCCGCGTTTACGGATTGGGCGAAATCGGTTCATTGGATGGCGTGGTGTTCCAAAATTGGCAACAATGCGAACGAATCCCGGCGGAATCCGAATTCATATCGTATGGCCTTGATTGGGGGTTCACGAACGATCCAACGGCGTTGGTCGAAGTTTACCGATACGATGGGAAAATCTACATCAACGAATTGTTGTATCAAACCAAATTAACCAATTCTGAAATTGTGAACCATTTAAAACAATTGGGCGTAAATTCATCCCGTTGCATCGTTGCCGATTCCGCGGAACCGAAATCCATTGCGGAATTAACAAACGCCGGGTTTTATGTTGAGGCCGCCCGAAAAGGGCCGGATTCGATCAAAGCGTCCATCGACCGGCTCCAGGGTTATGATTTAAGGGTTACAAAGAATTCATTGAACTTGATCAAGGAACTACGCCAATACCGGTGGGCAAAGGATCGCGAAGGGCGTTCATTGAATGCGCCCGAGGATATTTTGAACCATGCCATTGATGCCGTTCGATATGTTGGTTTGAATAAGTTATCGCAATTTGAAGCAATCGGCGAATATTCGTTCGCGGATGATGATTATTGATGTTGTGTTTAGTTAGTTTTGGCCGGCCCGGGTTTTTGCCTGGGCCTTTTTTATAGGGTAAAAAAAATATTTTTAAATTATTTGGATAATTAAACAATATTGTTTTATCTTTGTGAAACAATTAAAAACAAACAAATGACAACATTTACCGAAAACAACGCAACCTACACAACAAAAGAAATTTTAGTAAAAGGTAATGTATTTGCCGTTACTATTGTAACCGGCAGATTTAATTATGTTTCAGTTAGAAAAGTAACCAACAACCCATTCGGAACTATTGGCAAAGATTTTGCAAACTTTGATGAAGCGATAAAAAATTACAAAAGCGCTGAAATGAAAACAGAATTGTTAAAAATCGAATTAGGATTATATTAAAACATCAACCCGGATCATCCGGGTTTTTTTATTTTAAAAAAATATTGTTTTTTATTTGGTATTAAACAATAATGTTTTATCTTTGATTCATCAAATCACAATTAAACACACCCACCATGACAAAGCAAACTTTAACAACCAGGTTGATCACGAATTATGACATCATCGTTTCCGTTACATTGTTGAACAGAACCGAAAAAACCGCGTTCATTATGATTGAGCGTGGCGAAATCGTTCGTTGCAAAATCCGCAAATCATACGATGGCCGCGAATATGTGATGCCATACGGAACATACTCGATGGCTCCGATGTTTAATCTGAATTAACATTAACCCGGCAAAACGCCGGGTTTTTTTATGCCGCAACAAACCGCTGGAAATTGCCACATATTAACATGAAGTTGCGCGAATATCAACGGCTTTCGGCGTTTTGGAATGATGGCGATGATCAAGTTTCCCAGGTGGCGTGGATCATCATGGATGTTTATTCATTGACATACGATGAAGTGAACAACATGGAACCAAAACGATTTCTGAAATATTCGAAGCGCATCGGAAAGCAATTTAGCAACATCGACAAAAAGCCGTTTTACTCCTGGTTCAAGTTCGAAACCGATGCATCCAAAATAACCCTGGGGCAATTCATCGAGGTTCAGCATTTCATGAAACAAGGGCAAGTTGATGCCATGCATTTGGTAGGCGCGTCAATATGGAAAGATAAACGCGACCACAAACTGAAATCGGAACTATTGTTAAACACAAATATTCGCCATGTACTTCAAGACATTACGCGTTTTTTTCTTTCGTTTGCTGACCTGGTTAATTCATACAAAGGCCTATTTGAAGCGGAGGAAAGCGAAGATGAATCCGATGAATTAGCCAAACCGGAAAAGCCGCATCCGTTTGTCGATCAATACGGATGGTTTTTTTCCGCTAAACAAGTGGCGGAATATGAAGGCATCACATTGGCCCAAGCGTTCGATTTGCCTATCATACAGGCGTTTAACGATCTATCATATTTGAAGGCGTTTCAATCATATCAAAAACATTTGAATAAATAATGGCATCGTTTTCGAAAGTTCAACATGAAGCGTTGGCGGATGGGTTTATCGACCTATTGGGGGAAGATACATCGAACTTTCAAAAGGTTGAATTAAGTGATGTAAACAATACAATTGAGCAATTGGCGGCGCGGTATATTGATATCGTTTCGGATAAAATCAATGAAAAGGATGTTGTTTCATCCGGGCGCATGGCGGATGAAATGCAACCAACGATGATGGAATTCGATGGGAAATCGTATCGCATCGGAATAACCGCGCCCGAATATTCAACATACCAGGATGAAGGGGTAAACGGATGGGCCATCGATCGCGGATCGCGGTTTTCATTCAAAACGCGTGGCGTTGATCCCAATGGCGAAATGGTGAAATCGGTGAAGGCATGGATTCAACGCGAAGGTGCATCCGCGCGGAATGTTTCCAGGGCCGTAACGGCGCGCGAAGCGAAAGGAAAAACCATGATGGATGCATCAACCAGGGCCGCCGTTTCCGCGTCTTATTTCATCAAACGAAACGGAATTAAGCCGCGAAGGTTTTGGAGTGAGGCGACCGATGAATTCAAAACCGAAATGGAAAATGAATTAGGCATTGCGCTAAAAATTGACATTATAAACTGCATAACAAAATGACATTCGAATTCACACCCGTTCAATATTCATCCGTAAACGATCCGCTTGTTTACGTTGTTTACGATGCGCACGCCGCAAACCCGACAACATATCCAAATTATAAATATGTGGCGGAACTTGAAATAAATGGAACCCAGGTTTTCAAAGGAAAGTATTTTCCACATCCCACATCAAACCGGGGCATTATTGATCTGGGCGCGGTCATCCGCGAATATTGCGTGCAATCATTTGGCGCGGATGTTGGCGGTGCGATCGTTGCCGATGAAATGGGCGAAGGGGAATGGCGCGTTTCATGCGTGGTGAAAATACGCGAGGAGTACGGAACAACAACATCGGCCGTATTGATAACGGATTCATCAAGGGTTTATTTCAATTACTACAACGGCCGATATCCTGGTTTTGAATCATTATCAAATTACGATGACGATGTTTTATCCGATCGCCCGGTAAACATCGACTTGACATTTACAACCGGGAATTATTTTATCCCATTTTATAAATTGTTCGGAACCGCGTTCAATGTTGTTATAACGGGCGGAACCGCAACCAGGACAAAGGTAATTACGCCAACGGCCGATAACACAATGCAATTAATCAACATATCGCCATCGGCCATCAACGATGAATATCCGGGCAATTTCACAACATCGACAACAACGTATTCCGTTGCAATTGGAACGAAAACTTTCCGGGTTAATATTATTTGTGCGGGCCTCTACAAAAATTACAATGTGCATTTCCTCAATAAATGGGGCGGATACGAAACCATGATGTTCAATAAAGTTTCCCGGAAAACATACGATGTTGAACGAAAAACATTTAAACAATTGCCTTACCGCGTGAGTTCAACCGGGGGCGTTTCGGTGTTGAATAATTACACCATGTACAAACAAACTACGCAATTCGGCGGCCGGTTCCGCGAAAAGTTGCGTTTGAATACCGATTGGCTTTCCGATGCCGAATATCAATGGTTGGCACAATTGGCAACATCGGCCGAGGTTTACATCGAAGATGAAGGCGAATTGTACCCGGTGATCATGACGGCCAACAATTACGAATTTAAAGAACACATTGTTGATGGGTTAATCAACTTGATGATTGAGGTTGATTTTGGGGCAACATACAAAACACAATTCCAATGATTCAATTGTTCGTAGAAAAACAAGCCGTTGACATCAACGAATCATTTAGCACATTGCTAACAATGTCGATTGATGACATCAAAGATTTTGGCGCAAAGAATACAACGTTTTCCAAAACGATTGTTTTACCGGGAACGAAAAACAATAATAAGATATTCGGAAATATTTTCAACGTCAACGCCAGGAACGATTACAATCCGGCGCAAACAAACATTGGCGCGAATTTCAATCCGGCGGTTTCGGCCGATGCGATAATCTTTGCCGATAACATGCAGGTATTCACAGGAGTTTTCCGTATCCTTGAAATAATTGTTGAAGATGGATTCATTGAATACGAATGCGCAGTATTCGGAACCCTGGGCGGTTTTGTTTCGGCGTTGGCGAATAAGAAAATCGAGGATTTAGATTTTAGCGCATACAATACAACCTGGAATTATACCAATATTACCGGATCATGGAACACCATCGCCGGGGCCGGGGTTTATTTTCCGCTAATTGATTACGGCGAGGCATCCACAAATAAAACCGATTTTGATTTCAGTACATTCCGCCCGGCGTTATATGTTAGGGAAATATTGGAAAAAACAATTACCGCGTCCGGGTACACATGGGATTTCCCGGCGTTATCATCGGCGTTGTTCAATCGGTTAGTTATTCCACACAATCAAAAAGAATTGTATCGCTATGATACAACGGCCTTTCAAGCAACGCCAACAACAACAACATACACATCCGCTCAAAAAATTGCTTTTACAGTTTCAACCGCAGGCAGTTTTACGGCAAGTTTAGGAAATACAACATTCACGTTTGGCGGAGCATCTGCGATAACAACAAACATAATATTAGAAATTGATGCCGTTATTAATACTATCGATCCGGTGTTGGATACGTTTACAGTAAATTTGAAACAAAATTCAACAACAATTTCAACGGATTCAGATATTGTTTCATTTACGCCAGGATATGCAACATTATTATATTTGTCGGTTAACAATATCACAATCAATCCGGGGGATGCAATTTCGGTTGAAGTACAGGCTAATGTTAGTGATTATTCAATCAATACCGGAACATCGTTTCAAATTGAATTATTGACACCGGGCCAGGTTTCGATTGGATATGGTGATACGATTGTAGTAAATGACACCATCCCGAAAGGCGTTTTCCAACGGGAATTCTTTTCGACAATATGTAAAATGTTCAACCTTTATGTTTTCGAGGATTACGAAACCGATAAAAAATTAAAGGTTCTACCATTCGTTACGTTTTACGAAGATGCCACATCGGTTGATTGGTCATTGAAGGTTGATCGCGCAAAACCGATGCGCATCAAACCAATGTCCGAATTGAATTCACGATATTACAATTATAAGTTCAAACAAGATAACGATTTCTATTCTGAAAATTATCGTAAAAAATTCAATGAAGGGTATGGCGATTTCATTTATGATACGGAATATGAATTCGCAAAGGAAACAACATCCGTTGAATTGATATTCGCCAATTCGGTTTTGACAAAGTTCACCGGAAAGGATAAGATATTTCCATCAATTTACAAATTGTCAAATTCGAATAATTCGGAGGATAAAATGGATTCGGTTATTCGGATCATGCAGGCGAAGAAAATGACGGGGTTTGGAACCTGGAACATTCTAAACGCCGGATCATCCGTTGGTAGTCAAACCGCGTACGGATACGCCGGCCACATTAACGATCCGATCACGCCAACATTTGATTTGTGTTTTTCGCCTCCAAAAGAATTGATTTTTGAAGTTGCTAATTACACGCCTAACAATTTATTTAACGATTATTGGAGTGCATACATGGCCGAAATCACCGACAAGGATTCCCGGTTATTGACATGCACCATGAAATTGGCATTCAAAGACATTTATAAATTGGATTTTGCGCGGTTGATTTGGATCGATGGCGTTTTGTATCGTTTAAACAAGATCACAGATTTCAACGCATCAAGCGAAGATGTTTGCAATGTTGAACTTTTAAAAATCATAAATAGAATATACTAATGGCAGACATAAACATAAAAGCGCAGTTACAGGTTGACACCGGGAATTCGGCGGAGAAGATAGGCAAAACGCAGGACGCATTAAAGGGCGCATCAACGCAAACAAAGGATGCCGGAAATTCATTCGGCAAACTGAAAGGCGAATTGGGCGCGTTATCGCCGGCATTGGGCCAGGCATCCCAGGGGGTTGGGGCATTAACCCAAGCGTTCAATATTTTGAAAGCGAATCCGATCATCGGCGTTTTTGCATTGCTTGCCGGGTTGGTTGTGGCATTGTTCCAAAAGTTCAAACAGATGGAGGGCGTTTCCGATTCATTGGGAAAGGCATTCGGAACATTGTCCGGCGTTTTCAATACGTTTATAACCGGGTTTTTAACGCCGTTGATTGACGGGTTTGTTTGGTTGATAGAAAACATTACCGGCGGATTGATTGGCGCATTATCGGCGTTAGGCGTTACAACGGAACAAACGGCGCAAAGGTTTGGCGAGATTACCGAAGCGTTGGATGATTTGGAAGATGCGCAAAGGAATTCGGCCATTGCAACGGCGGAGGCCAATCGTAAATTGCAAGATGCTCGCGAAATCGCCGCCGATGCGAATTTACCAATTCGTGATCGCGTTGCGGCGCTAAAAGAGGCCGCCCGGATTGAACGTGAGGAATCGCAAAAGGTTATTGAGATTAACCAAATGAAGGCCAGGCTCACGATGGAAGCGATGGCGATGGAATTGGGAGCGCGTGGCGATTTGATTGCAAAGATTCGTGAGGGTTCAATTGAATCATTGAAGGCGGCCCGATTGGAATTGCAAGGCATGAAAAACGTGGACAAAGAAAAATTGTCCGCAATTGATTCCATGATCATCGCCGCGGAAAATGAAGCGGCATCGATGGCGAAGATTTCCAAACGGACGCAATCACAAATCACATCGATTGAAAGGGAGGAGGCCGCAAACCGAAAAGCGATTAGGGATAAAGCCGAGGCGGATAAAAAGAAAGCGCATGAGGATGAATTGGCCCGGATAAAAAAGGAAAGGGATGCGTATTTAGATAGAATCATCGCCGGGCGTTTGGGCGAAGATGAACAACAAGCAATCGACAACCGCCGAAAGGAATCAATCAAAAGCATTGATCCGGTTATCAAGGGCGCGGCGGAAGCAAATTTACAAGCCATTGGCGCGGTTTCGAATGCCAACACCGAAGCGGCATTAAAGAAAAGCAAGGAGGATAAAGCGCAAGCGGATGGCGTTATGTTGTACGAACAACAAAAACGCGATACGTTAAAAATGACCGGTGAGACAATGGGCGCATTGGGCGACCTGGTTGGAAAACAAACCATCGCCGGTAAAGCGTTGGCAATATCCCAAGCGTTGATCAATACATATTTGGGTGTAACCGAAGTTTTACGAAATAAAACAATCATCCCGGAACCATTCGGAACGATTCAAAAAGTTGCATCGGTTGCCACAATTTTAGCGTCCGGATTTTCAGCCGTTCGGAATATTGGCAGAACCCAGGTTCCAGGAGCCGGTGGTGGAGGTGGCGGTTCAACACCAACGATGGCAAGCGTGGCCGCGCCCGTATCGCCACAATCAACCGCTACATCATTATCAGCATCAACCATTCAAAACATTGGGAACGCCGCGGCCGGTGGTGTAAATCGCGCCTATGTGTTGGATTCGGATATTAGGAATTCCGATGAACGCAATGTACGTTTGCAACGCGCCGCCCGTTTAGGATAAAACAATAAAAATAATATAAATGAAAAAACTTCCCGTTTATGAAATGATGATTTCCGAAGATATGGATTCGGATTTAATGGTTGATTTCATCGCATTGGTTGATCGCCCGGCGATTAAAAAAGATTTTGTGAAATTCAATGATCAATTTGTTGAACCGGCAAAGGGTGAACGCAAAGATGATTTCATTCCGCGTTGCATTTCCTATGTTGTTAGTGAAGGCAAGGAAGCCGGGCAAGCCGCCGCGATTTGTTATTCTATGTGGGATCAACATTTTGCCGAAGCCGAATCATGGAATGATTATCCGGAGGCCGCCGTTGAAAATGCAAAAACGGCGTTGCGTTGGGTTGAGGAAAATGGATGGGGTGAATGTGGCGAGGCAACCGGTAAAATTCGCGCATCGCAAATCGCGAACCGCGAAAAGTTGACGCGTGAAACAATCGCCCGAATGTCGGCATTTCAAAGGCACAAACAGAATTCAGATCGTCCATTGGGTGAAGGTTGCGGCCGGTTGATGTGGTTATCATGGGGCGGCGATGAAGGTATCGCCTGGGCAGAAAGGAAATTGAAGCAAATCGACCGGGCAACGTTTGCCATCCAGGATGAAGATAAGCGAATCATATCCGGGCCTCTAATGATTGCAAATCAAAAAATTTTCAGAACCGATCCGGAATTGGGGGATTATGAGGTGTTTTTTTCACCGGAAACAATCAAGAAAATTGCCATTAAATTGGCGAAAATGGGATTTCATAATAACGTTAATTTGATGCACAACGCCGACATGAAGGTTCCCGGGGTTACATTGTTTGAAATATTCCAATCCGATAAAGCGCGCGGAATCCGTCCCATGAAAGGGTTTGAAGATTTGGCCGATGGATCATTGTTCGGTTCCATGTACGTTGAAAATGATGTTGCCTGGCAGATGGTTAAAGACGGAATGATCAAAGGATTCAGCGTTGAGGGGAATTTTGGAATGAAGAAAAAAGATGAATACAATGAACAATTTGAAAAAATAGTTGAAATTTTAAATTCAACAACCTTTTAAATTTTGCCACAAACAAAAAAGAATTATCACATGACACCGAAAGAAGCAGTAGAAAAAATAAAGTCTATGATTTTTGGCGATGAAGAAAAGCAAATGGGAACACCCGCCCCGGCTGAAACCCAAGAGTTCATGGAATACAAATTGAAAGGCGGATCCGTTGTTTCGATTGACAAATTGGAAATTGGTGGATCGGTTACATTGAACGGCGAACCGGCACCGGATGGCGAACATGAGTTCGAAGATGGCGCAAAGATTGTAACCGCCGGCGGATTGATTACCGAAGTAAAGCAACCCGAAGTTGCGCCCGTTGTTGAGGTTGAAGTCGAAGCGATGAAAAAACTCCCTGGCATGTTTAGCGATTTCCAACAAGGTTTCGCGGCCGCGAAAACCGACATCGCACAATTGAAGCAAACAATTGCCGAACAAAAAAACACAATTGAAAAACAAGCGGAAACATTGAAACAAATGTTTTCATTGGTGGAAACCATCGCGAATACATCCGTACAACAACCAACCGAAAAGGTAAAAGCGTTTGATGAAATGTCAGCATTGGAAAAATTCCGCGCCTCAAAAAACTTTTAATCAATGGCATTAAAAATAAAGGATGGGGTTGAAATTTGGGCATACGGCCCGGCATCAAACCCGTTTACATCGGATTCGAAATTAAGCCAGGAACAATTGGAGCATTTGCAAAAAAGGTTCCCGGATCAAATCGAGGAAGTAGAAACCGAAAAGAAAATTTCAAAATCTAAAACAAAATAAAATGGCAATTTCAGCAAGTATTGTAGACCTGCGCGGTAAAGCATATGAGCCCGTGCTCGAGGAGCTGCTCTTCGAAAATAAAACTATTGCAGACAATTTGGTTTCGTTTGAAAGCGATGTTAAGAACGAAAGTATTTTCACCGAAAATACTAACGCGGTAACATTGCAAGCGTTTGCATCCGGCGCACCAACAAGCCAGGGAACAATCACCTTGAATGACACATCGGTTACACCAACCAAAGTAATGTATTATCAAGAGTTCGATCCGAACACCCTTCGCCCTTCAAGGTTTAAAAGATCAATGAAGCCAGGCGCATGGGAAATGATGTCAACCGAATTCGAGCGCGTTGTATTGGCCGCATACGGAAAAGAAATTTCAACCGATGCTGAAACAAAATGGTGGAGTGGTATCACATCCGCAACCAAAACCGCAATTGCAGCATTATCACCAGGTACCGCACAAAACCAGGTCGGAGCCGCCGAGCAAACATGGGCAGCCGCACAAACCGCCACACAATTTGATGGCGTTGTTGCAAAGATGATCTACAACAACGGCGCATTGGGAACCAGGGTTAAAGTTGCCGGAACCACAATTGACGCCGGTGATGTTGCCGCCGAATATGCGAAAGTTTACGCCGCAATCCCGGCCGTTGTTTTGGCACAAAGCGAAAAGCCTTATTTGTACGCTCCATATAGCCACAAACAATTCATCAACATTTTCAACGTAAGCGCAACTTACCGCGATTTGTTCAGCGTTGATATCAAAGCCGATAAGTATTTTTACAATGGCGTTGAAATCAAATTTGTACCCGTTCCGGAAAATTGTATCGTTGCCGCGTTGCCATCAAACTTGATTTGGTGTACTGATCTTGTTGCCGATATCAACCGCATGGAAATCAACAAGATTGCAAACAACCGCGAAGATATGTTTGTAAAACACATTTTCACCATCGCCGCGCACGTTGCAAGGCAAGCAAACAACGTTCTGTATCTTGGATAATTGATTCAATAATGGGCCGGACATATTATCCGGCCCTAATTTAAAATACTACAAATATGCCCTGCGTACTCACCCAAGGATATAACCTTGACTGCCGATTCAATTTCGGGGGCATCAAGGAAATTTATGTAATCGAATACGAAAACGTTACGGCCATAACTGAAACCGCCGGCGTTATTTCAGCGATTACAAAAGCAGCAACAAAGACATTTAAGAAATATAATTTGATCGCACACACCGCGGAGGCCGATGAAGCCTACGCAGGAAATCGCGAAATGGGAACGTTGTCCAATAAACAAACCATTAAATTCCCGATCAACAAAATGACAACCGCCGTTCGCAATGAATTGATATTGTTGGCGCAAAACCGACTGATATTTGTTTTTGTTGATGAAAACGGAACCGGTTGGATGTATGGTCGCGATTATGGTTTAATGTTGGATACATCGGCAAACAAGACCGGCAAACTTTTGGCCGATCGTAACGGATACGAATTAGCATTCAGCGGTGATGAAAAGAATTTGGCCTATGAGGTTAATTCAACCGCCCTGGGTACTTTGACAACCTAATTTCATGTTGTGGGTTGATACACATGATTCCATGAGGGGCCGCCGTTAATTTGGCGGCCTTTTTTATTTCAACAAACGTTCATTTTTTGCCACATGATATCATGATCGTTTACACAATCGGCACGCAATCGGACACAATCGTAACGTTGAATGAATCAACAACGATTTCCAATCCGTATTATTTGTTTGTGTTTACGAACGTATCAACGAAAGTTGAATATAAGATCATTGTAAATTCCGCGTCCGACACATCAAGTTATCCGGAACGCGCCAACATATACACGTTTAATACAATCACATTATTTGCAACCGCCCAGGCCGGGCAATATTCCTATGAGGTTTATGAGCAATCGAGTTCATCGAATACCAATCCATCCGGGTTGAATTTGGTTGAATGTGGCAAGATGCTATTGAACCCGGCGGCGAATTTAATTCAACAAGGATATGAACCCCAAACGATATACAAAGGCTATGCCGGTTAAAAATACAAATGATGAAATGATTGAGGTTGGCGCGATGGAATTCGCCGATTCACGCATTCCATTAATGGAAAAAAAGCGTGGCGTTGAATTCGTGCCGTTTGGTGATCGGAACGATTATCCAACATATTTGTTGTGGCTATACAACAAATCGGCAAAACACAACGCCATCATCAATGGTAAATGTGTTTACATCATGGGAAACGGGTTGATGACCGAATCCGAACCCGGAAAAGTGTTTTTGCAAAAGGCCAACGAAAAACAATCATGGGATCAATTGATGAAATTGGCATGTTTGGACATTGAGAATTTCGGCGGCGTTTATTTACAGGTGATTCCAAAACTTGCCGGGGGATTCAATATTTATCACATGTCCTATGATCGCATCCGGGCGAATGAAGATAACACGCGTTTTTACTATCGTAAAAAATGGAACAATACATGGGAACAACCGGAGGCGGAATACCCGGCATTCAATCCATCGAACAATAAAACATCAATATTTTATTTTAAAGAATATCGTTGCGGAAAAAACCCATACGCGTTGCCGTCATGGGTTGCCGCGTGCAATTGGGTTGAATCGGATATTGAGGTTTCAAGGCACACGTTGACAAATGCAAAAACCGGATTCAGCGCGTCGAAGTTTATTAACTTTTACAATGGTGAACCCGATGAAGATAAAAAGCGTAAGATAACCGCGCGTTTAGAAAACGCCGCCACCGGGGCCGAGGGTAAAAAGGTTTTGATTGGATTCAATAATGATCCGTCAAAGCGTCCGACAATTGATGATTTGGGCGCATCGGATTTAACAAAGGAAGATTTCGGCGCGGTTGATAATTTAATAACGGGCAATATTTACTCTGGCCATAACATTACGCATCCCCTGCTTTTTGGAATTCAACAGGAAGGCAAGCTCGGAAATTCAAGCGAATTGAAAACGGCCTATGAGATTTTCAAAAATACCTATGTAACGCACAAACAAAAACAAATCGAGGAAATTGTCGGATATTTTTCCGGCGTTGCCGGTGTTGATGCCGAATATAAATTAAAGGATGTTGAACCGGTAGGCATGGAACTTGATCCGGTGCAATTTAAGGAGTTATTACCAAAGGAATGGATATTGGAAAAGTTTGGCATTGATCCGGCAAAATACGGCATCCCAACGGCCGTTAATAACGTGATGCCCGAACAAATGGGCAATGAAGCATTGATAAAATTGTCCGGCCGTCAACAACAAAACCTCATGCGCATCGTTCGGCTATTCAGCCAGGGTAAGTTAACAAAAGGCCAGGCATCGATTCAATTGTCCGCGTACGGGTTTACGAATGATCAAATCAACCAATACCTGGGCGTTGATGCTGATCCAATGACAACCGATGAACAATTCAACGATGATTCCGATGAATTCATCGCGGATATGTTTGCGGAATATGGGGAAGATAGGGCGAATTTTAGCATCTTGAAAAGCGAAGTTTACACCGGGGATGATGATGATTTCAAAATGTCATTCGCCGCGGTTTCGGAATTTACCGAAAGGGAGGCTAAAATATTGGAGTTGTTAAAGAAACAACCGGATTTATCGAATGTGCAAATCGCCGAGGCGTTGAAATATGATACAAACGTTGTTGATGATATCGTTGAAAACCTGGTGAAGCGTGAAATAATCAAAGCCGAAATTGTCGGCGGAATTCCCGTTCGAAAGATATTGGAAAGATTACCGGCGCAAACATTGCCGGAAATTAAAGTTTTGTACACCTATGAAAAACGCGATGGCGTTGCCGGGCCGGAACTATTGAAAACATCAAGGCCGTTTTGCGTGAAAATGGTTGGATTGAGCAAATCAAGAATGTTCAGCCGACAAGATATTCAAAAACTTTCCGAACGTTTGGGGTATTCCGTATTCAAACGCGCCGGGGGTTTTTGGAACAACAACGGAACAATTGAATTCCAATGCCGTCATGGGTGGATGAAACATGTTGTAATCAAGAAAAAATAAAACAATGGCAACAATAACATATTTGATTTTACCATCCGTCATAAAAGAAAGGATGTCATTGCATGACAACATCGATGATAAATTGATTTATCCGGAAATCAAAGCGGTTCAAGATTTATATATCATGCCGATATTGGGATCAACTTTGTTCAATAAAATATTGAATGACATTTCAACGAATACATTGGCCGGAAATTACAAATCATTGGTTGATAATTACGTTGTTGAATGTTGTTGTAATTATGTAATGGCGGAATTGCCGGAGGGGTTGAATTATCAATATTGGAATAAAGGCGTTTCACAAAAAACTGTTGACAATGCAACGCAACCGAGCATGTCGGAAATGTATTCTATTGTCGCAAAATACAAATCAAGGGCCGAGCATTACGCGAAAATGTTGCGCAATTATTTGATTGAATACGCCGATGATTATTTCCCGGAATATTTGAACTTTGTTTCCGGGGTTGATGTAGTACATCCGGAACGCGTTTCGTATTCATCGCCAATTTATTTGGGTGATGAAACTGAAATTCCGCGCGATGATTATTCATTGAATAAGCGTCCGCCGGCCGGGTATAATTCAAACGATCCATACTATATTTGATGCCTAAAAACACATCGAAAAAAAACGAAAAAAAATTGCGTTTATTTTTAGCGCAACAAGATAAAATAAATGACATTAAAACAAGTCATACAAAGATTAACGGAATTAGCGGAAAGCCATCGGCAAATTAACCATTTTTTCATCGGAGGTTTCGATGAATTTTTGGATGATGAAGATGTTGTTTATCCGGCTTTGTTTTGCGAATTGAAATCCGATTCAACGATTTCATTAGCGAACCGCGTGGCCAATTTGAATTTTACGTTTTACTTTTTTGATTTGATGGATACCGCCAATAGATCGTTGGAAAATGTATGGGATGTAACATCGGACATGGCAAGCGTTGCCCAGGATTATTTGGCATTGTTGAAGGATCAGGAATATACCGATTGGGAAATCGGCGATGATTACAACATGACTATTCGCGATTATGAATTGCAAGATTTGACATGTGGCGTTTCGGTTGATGTTACCATTGGAATCCGGTTCGATGCGAATCGTTGCCAGGTTCCAACAACGTTTTCATTTGCGGAATATGCCGGTTCATCGTTGACATTGAAACAAGTGGTGGCAAGGATTGGCGCATTGGCAACATCGCATAAACAAGTCAATCATTTTTTCATTGGGAATTTTGATGAATTCCTGGATGGCCCGGATGTAACCTATCCGGCATGCTTTGCGGAACTTGATCGAACCGGCGTTGTTTCATTAACGGATCGTTTATGCAAATATTCATTCACGTTTCATTTTTTTGATTTGATGGATATTGCAAACAACGCGCTACAAAATGAATTCGAAATAAAATCCGATATGTTATCGGTGGCAATGGATTTTTTGGCGATGTTAAATTATTTCGGGTTTCAACATAGTTGGGAAATTGCGGAGGAATATGATTTAACAATCCGCGATTATCAGTTGCAAGATTTAACCGCCGGCGTTTCGATCAATGTTGAAATCGGCGTTAGGTTCGATGCGAATAAATGCCAGGCGGTTGTTGAAATAGAGGAATTCCTTTTGTGGGCAGATAATCAATATTTTTTAATCGATAATACATCAAAACTTATTCATGGCCAATAAAAAAATTAATCAGTTAGATACCAGGACGGGCGCGGCGTTAACCGATTTAATTTTGATCGGCGATCCAACATCCGGTACATCGTTTAAATTAACCGCAACGGATTTCAAAACGTTGTTGAATAATGTTCCATACACCGGCGCAACAACCAACGTGAACCTGGGCGAGTTCGGATTATTAACCGGACAATTAACGTTTGACCAAACACCAACGGGAACGGCAGGAGTTGGGGTAATGAGGTGGAACGATAGTGATGGAACGATTGATTTAGGGTTAAAGGGTGGCAATGTTACATTGCAAGTAGGGCAAGAGTTGGTGCAAAGGGTAGTGAACAAAAGCGGAATCAACTTGCTTGAAGCGAACTATCAAGTAGTTCGTGTAAGTGATGCACAGGGTCAAAGGTTGGCGGTTCAGTTGGCACAGGGAAATAACGATGCCAATAGTACCGATACGATTGGAATTGTTACGGAAACGATTAATGACAATCAAGAGGGATTTGTCACAACAAGTGGACTTGTTAGGAATATCAACACAACGGGAAGCCTACAAGGTGAAACGTGGATTGATGGAGATGTGCTTTATTTGTCGCCAACAGTTGCGGGAAGGATTACAAAAGTCAAACCAACCGCACCTAATCATTCGGTTATACTTGGGTACGTTGTTTATGCTCATGCGGTAAATGGAAAGATATTTGTTAAGGTTGATAATGGTTATGAGATAGGTGAGTTGCATGATGTTTATGTACCCACACCATCCAACAATGATGGAATATTTTGGAATACTGCAAATAGTAGGTATCAAAATAATTCTATTGCAGGGGTTTTAGGTTACACACCTATAAGCGGTAGCGGTGCAACGGGACAAGTTGCATATTGGAATGGAACGAGTAGTCAGACGGGGAGTAATAATCTGTTTTGGGATGCTGCGAATGCAAGGTTGGGGATTGGGACTAATGCACCAAGTACAACTTTAGACATAAGAGGAAAAACAAGAATACAATCATCGGGAAACGCTGAGTTAGATATAATTGATGGTTCTAATTCGCTTAGACTTGCAATGGGTTCAACGCAAGGTTTTGTCGGTACTTTATCATCGCATCCATTTGGATTTTTTACTGGTGCATCAAAGCGTGGTGAGTTTTCAACAAATGGTAATTTTATCCTACAAAACGGAGGTACATTTTCCGATGGCGGTCAGCGTTTGCAGGTGCAGGGTGATGCGTTTATTAAGGGGAGTGGGGCAACGAGTGCGACAAGTGCTTTGTTGGTACAGAATAGTGCAGGTACTGAATTGTTAAAAGTTGATAACTCAGGACAGGTTTTTGTACCAAATAGAATACTTACGGCAAGGGTTCAAACATCATCAAGTGGCAGTCTTTTAGAAGTTGTTGGTGGCATTGGTTCTGCGACAGGTGGAACAGGAACAATATTGGGTCAGTTTACAAATGTAACAAATACATCAGGCACATACGATAGGATATTATCATCAGGTGCGTTTATGCCTACAAGTGGAACGGGTACTTTTAGGATGCTAAACTTGGAAGGTGTTATCAACCAAACAGGCGGAGCAAACGGCATCACTCGTGGATTGTATGTAAACCCTACTTTAACCGCTGCTGCTGATTGGCGTAGTATTGAATGGTCAAACAATAGCGGTTGGGGATTGTATGGGGCAGGGACTGCGAATAACTTTTTAGCAGGAAGTTTAGGAATTGGAACTACGATTTTGACGGGAGTTAATTTGTATGTAGTAAAAGCAATTAGTGGTTCAACAATATCAACGGGTATTTATCAATCAGGTACTGTTCAGAGTGGTGTAACATCATTCGCATTTGGTTTTAATAATACAGCAATTTTAGCAGCAAGTACAACATTAGGAAATTATTATCACTATTCAACAGACCAGTCATCATTTGGTGCAGGTGCTACATTGACAAATCAAGTAGGATTTTTTGCAAGTGGTGCAATGACATCAGCAACCAATAACTTTGGATTTAGAGGTCAAATTGCAAATGCTACAGGTCGTTGGAATCTCTACATGGATGGTACTGCTGATAACTATCTTGCTGGGAAATTATTGATAAATACCACGACAGTTGGAACTTTTAATCTTGATATCAACGGCACTGCGAGGGTTGGTGGTTCAAGTGCTTCAGCACAATTGTATCTTAAAGGGGGCGTTGGTAATGGGCAATATTTATATTTTGATGATGGCGGTAGTAATTTATGGACTATTGTAGGTGCTTCTATATTTGCAATTGATAGCAGTTCAACAAGAATTTTTAGAGCAAACGCAAACGCACAGGTTACTATTAATGGTTCAAGTGTTAACGCTACTGCACAATTGCAAGTTGATTCTACTACTCGTGGATTCCTGCCACCTCGGATGACAAATGCACAGAGAACGGCAATTAGCAGTCCTGCGGTAGGATTATTGGTTTACCAAACAGATGCGACAGAAGGTACTTACGAATATATTTCAAGTGGTTGGAGAATCATAAATGGCGGTGGTGGCGGTGGTTCTGTTGATGAATTACAGGTTGCATTAATTTCACAAGTATTCGGATAAAATAAAAAATATAATATGCCAATAGCAAAAACATTATTAAGCGGTTCAACGGGTGGGATGCCCATCAAGGTTGTAGCAACCGCAACAACGGGAACAACGATACACGCAACAGGAACAAGTGCAACAATCATTGATGAGGTTTGGTTGTATGCGACGAATACATCAGCAGCAACAGTAGCATTAACAATTGAATTTGGTTCAACAACTGCACCAGACCAAAATATCATTGTTGGTATTCCTTCAAAAAGTGGTTTAAGTATTTGTGTTGCAGGTTTAACATTGGTTGGTACGGGTTCAGCATCAAGGACTATAACTGCATTTGCATCAACTGCTAATGTTATAAACATTGTGGGATATATAAATAGGATTTCATAATGAGTAGGTTTGGATTTAGGACAAGAAATGGTGTTATATCTTCTTTTATTGAAGGTATTGTTGGTACAACTACTGATGTTGATGCACAGGCATTTTTTGACAGAGTAACTGCTGCTGGAGGTACATTAACAACAACAGAAAAAGATGCGGTTAATGTATTGGTATTGAGTCTAAAAACAAATTCACTTTGGACTTTAATGAAAGTAATTTACCCAATGGTAGGTGCTTCTGCTGCTGCTTGTGCTCAAAACTTAAAAAGTTCAAGTTTTACTGGAACATTTACAAGTGGTTGGACTTTTGCATCAGCAGGAGTAACTCCAAATGGTACAAGTGCTTTTTTTAATACTAACTTTAATAATCAAAGTAATTGGACTTCAACATCAAATGGTTCAATGGGATTAATTTCTGCAACTAATCAATCTGGTGCTTTTTGTGATATGGGTAGTGGTATTATTTCAACTGGAGGAAATTCAACAACCATTTACGCAAATTTTAGTGGTAACTTTTATGGAGGTATGAATTGTACTGTTGTAACCCCTGGGTCAGCAAATACAAGCAGCATAGGTTTTTTTGTTACATCAAGATTAACAACATCTGCATATAATATATATAAAAGAGGAAGTTCTACCATTAATTTAACAACAACAGATAATGTTGGAAGTAATCCAAATTCAAATATTTACTTAGGTGCAGGAAATGATTCAGCAACTAATCAAGCACAAAGTTTTTCAAACAAACGGTATAATTTTTGTTTTCTTGGAGATGGCTTAACTCAAGCACAAGTAGATACATATTACTCTATATTACAAACATTTAATACATCGTTAAGCAGATGATAGGATATATTTTAACAATAGAACAGAAGCAAGACATTCAAGGAAAGGAATACGCACCATTTGAAATATTTAATTGTGTTCAAGACATTAATGATGTATGGTATACATTTTTAACTGATGATGATAAACGTGCATTGATTGGTACACAATATGAGTGGTTGCTATCTTGTCCGCAAGGTGAATATGTTCCAAAACCCTCACCTCCTTTTCCTCCAAATCTTTAAATAAATAAAAATGGCAAAACAAATCTCACCCGTTACAATATGGGTAAATGGCGAAAGCAAGACAGCAGAGTTCTTTTCAGTAACCTGCATCAATGACAACTACGAATCAAGTGCTACGAATTATTGGCAACTATTCACTAAGGTTGTAGATGCTGAAGGTGTTGAATCTCAAGGTGAGCAAGTTGCTCAAGGTAATCTCACGATTCAGGGGGCGGAATACGTTGAGTGGGGAGATGTCCCCGCAATGAGTATAAATGCTTGGATTTATAATTGGTCTGCTGATAAATTAAATTTAGTAATTTTACCTTAAATTTTAAACTATGACACTTATTGAACTGAAGGCAGCAGCCTATGACATTTTGAGTAATCTTGAGTATTTGCAAAAGCAACTCCAAGAGGTTAATCAAAAGATTGCAGAAGAACTCCAAAAAGAGAAAAACGAAAATGGATAAAAAAATTAGTGCATTACCGATTTCATTTGAGCAGTTCAGCAAAGACCCCGTTAAAGGTTTTCTGTTCATTACATTGATTGCGATTGGTTACTTATATGTTGACCAAAAG